AAAAAGGCAAGTGTAAGGGGTCTTATATTGCGTGTTAAGTAGCTGTCAGTAGCGTTGTCGCTTACCCACCGCTTTGTTGTTTCTTCTATCTCTTTGTTTTGTTGTTCGTGTATTAATTGCTGAAGTTTTATCTTGTCCTCTGTCGATATATCCGACTTAGTTATTTCTTTGATCGCTTCGCTTGGAGATATAACGCCCTCGAGCACATTACCTAAAGCTGGGTTAATTACCTTTGCAGCACCAAGTAAAAGCTTTCCTACTGTTGTATCTTTAAACTTTTTTTTAGGCATTGTTGTTTTTTCTATAATCCCATCGTGCCTCTGTGCCTCTAATATCTATGTGGGTAAAAGTGTCATATTTGCCTAAGCCACCGCATTTTATAAAGCCACCTTGTTGTAGTTTGTCAATGGCGTTTGCTACTTCGTCTGGTGTTAGGTTTTTTACTACTATGTCAGCAGCCCTACCAAGTAGGTGTTGTGATTTTAATGTTCCATTATTTAAACCATTCCAGGCTTCACACCTATAAGCACTATTTATTTTTATAGGCTCTTGTAATTCATCTCTAACAATTTGTAGATTTTCTGCAAGTTCTTTGATGTTTCTATATACATCATCTGAAAGCCTACAATAGCACCCCTCAAGATTGCCTTTGCACTCAAACTCACTTAGGTTAAAGTTCTTTGTCAGCTTCATTCTTTTTCTTGTATGTTACGTATATTTTTTGAAATGTATAAACAATAGAAGCCAAAAGAAGTATGATCTTTAAACCATCCTCAACAGCGGTAAAGCTAATTCCCAAAGTAATTAGATTAAATAAGTACAATCTCACGTCTTGCAAATTCATAACATTAAGCCTTTTAAAAAAGCGTTCCATTTAGCAATAAGATAAAACTGCAAGTTTTCTATTTTGTCCGCTAAGTATCTAAGTCCTTTTACCATTACATTTTATTTTTTTGATAGTCCACACCATAAAAGCTATGTACTCCGTTATCATTTATATTACCTACTGCGTTAGACTTCCATCCGTAAGGATGTTCATCTAAGCCTACCCACATAACGTCTAAGTGGTACTTGTTGCTAAATACTGGTGCTTTTATTTCTTCGCCTTCTTCGTCATACTCGCCTCGCTCTAAAATAATATTTCCTAATTTAACTACAGCGTGTGAGTGTGTAGGGTACTCGTTCCCATCTTCGTCTGTATCTACTCCTAAAGCTTTTATTTTTTTTTCACAAGCTGATTTATCAGCAAATTCATATTTTCCTATTTTCATAATTAAGTTGTTAAACAAGTTAGTTCTGCGTCTGTTAATGCTTCTTTATATACTGCAACGGATTTAACTTTACCATTAAAAGCACCAGAAGTTAAACCTATTTCGCTAAAGGATAGTTTTGTAATAGTACTGCTACTCCATACAGAGCCACTTGTGTCTGAGTGTACTAACGAACCATTTATATAAATTTTAAAATCATTCTCTTTATAAGAAAAAGCTATCTTGTT